ATTGGAAGACAAATGTACAACATTGAGAGAGTCCGCACTTGTAGAAGAATGATTGCGGAACTTGAGGCAAGTCGAGAACTACCAAAATATGAATGAAACTCATGGCAGTGAAAGATTCAACAGCCGAACTGGTTGGAGCTGCAACAGCTTCTGTCCTCCTGCTTTTGAAAGTCATTTCCTGGTGGAATCAGTCCCGTATTGAAAACGGTGATGTCATGGCGAATGGAGCGGAAACTTCTTGGTTTGGTCTGATGATGACAAAAATTGGTCTAAAAACCACTACTACAGAGAAGAGTAAAGGCATGAGTTCACAACATCTTGTTGAAACTTTTACCAAAAATAATCTTTTCTTTGCAGATTTTAGTCGTCCAGACGGAACTCAAGGCCATTGTAACATTGTGTTTCCACGGAAAGGTGTGGCCATGTTTCCAGAGCACTTGTTTTACACAGGTGGGAACATGACCACAACACGATGTGCAGGTATGGAAGTGACTGTTAAGAGGTCGGACAAACCTGGAGGAACATTTACCTTCAGGGTTGATGAGACAAATTCGTATTCTGTTCCTAACAAGGATTTAATAGTTTGCGTTGTCCCAAATTGCCCAGATCTACGAGACAAAACATCCATGTTCCCGCTCGAATTGCCTACAGGTTCCGGACATTGTAAGTTCCTAACTCATGTTCAAACCAAAGGATTGCTGAATACTTCTCTTTCTAAGAAAACAGAACGTGTAATGGCTAGTTTTGGAAACACCCATCACATGTACAGAAAATTCTATGGTGGAGAGTACCAGAGCACTTTGATTGGAGATGGAACCTGTATGGGACTCCTCATATCCGAAACCAAGGATCCGTGTATTGTCGGAATGCACATCGGCGGTAACACCTCAGGAAAAGGTGTCTGCCAATCTGTCACCAAAAGTGATATCGAGAAGAGCATAGAAGAGCTCAGAAATAAAGGACATATTATCCATGCCAACGCTGGACCTGTTCCTACCACACAGTATGGAAAACAGGTTATAGCGTCAGAAGTCATTCACCCACACGCAATGGCTTCTCGCTTGGAGAACACGGACTTTGTTGATGTGCTCGGTAGTACGCACTTACGTTCACAGATGAAGAGTTCTGTTGTAAAATCAGTAATATCCGATGAAGTCGAAAAGTCATGTGGTGTCCCTAGTATTTGGGGACCACCAAGACTTCGACCGAATTGGAAATGCTATAATGCAACAATGGAACACTTCAAGAACCCAGCGTTAATGTTTCCTCCTCGAGCAGTTGAAAAGGCAATGGACGATTATTCAAAACCATTGTTAGAGACTATTCCACAACTGCAACCTCTATCAGATCAAGAAGCGATTCTGGGGCGACCCGGAGTCAAACATCTAGATGCTCTACCTATGAATACGAGTATGGGTTTCCCTGTATTCGGAAAAAAGGAAAAGCATTTTACTGAGGTTAGAGATGGACAAGTCTTGAAGGATCGTATACCCTCTGCAGCCATAATCGCTGAAAAAGAGCGTCTGCTTGCTTGCTACAAAAAAGGTGAGCGAGGGTATCCCGTCTGTAATGCGTCACTTAAGGATGAGCCTACTCCAGTTGATAAGGACAAGGTGAGAGTTTTCTATGCCTGTCCTGTAGCTTTGAGTTTGCTGATCCGAAAGTACTTTCTACCTGTGACCGCTTGGCTAAGCGATCAGATGGAAAGTGAGTGTGCAGTGGGAACGAATCCCTTCTCTCGTCAATGGTCGAAGATTTGGGGACATGCCACAAAATTTGATAAAAGCGAAATGATAGCTTGGGATTACTCCAAGTATGACATTCGCATGAATTCTCAGATAACAGTGGCAACTCTTCGTATCCTCATCCATCTTGCTCGTAAGGCAGGCTACTGTGAGTCAGATTTATCTATCATGGAAGCAATGGTCACCGATATTGTCCACCCTCTAGTGGACTACAATGGCACCATGCTCATGCTTTTCAACATCAATACTTCAGGTAATAACATTACTGTGATCATCAACAGCATTGCTGGATCACTTTATGTTCGCCTTGGATTCTTTGATTGTTACCCAAATGAAACTGACTTCAGGAGCAAAGTTGCTGCGCTCACATATGGAGATGATTTTGTAGGG